TAACGTGATTGGTTGATACTATCGATCATAGGAGCTACTGATAGTCGCTTATCTCTCATTAAATCAATCATTTAGCGTCAAAGCCTTACTGTGTATAGTATAGAGTATTATTGTCTTGCTTGTTCATGCGTGTTCGTGCGTGTTTTTACGTGCGTTTACTTGTTATTGTGTTGTACCATATTCGTACCACAAAACTAAAAACAAGGCATGGTACAAAATGGGTAGCATAGTAAAGCGCAAAAATGCCGATGGCACAGCTCGGTATAGGGGATTGATACGTATCGAGCGTGACGGTTATCCGTCGTTTACTCAGTCAAAGACATTTAGCAAAAAAGCATTAGCCGAGGCATGGGTAAAAAAGCGTGAAGCGGAGATTGAAGCCAATCCTGAAATAATGCTAAAGCGTGAAGCTAAGTCGATGCGATTGCGTGACGTTATTATAAAGTATCTTGACGAGCTTGGCGATCAGTTCGGACGTACTCACAATATGAGCTTGATACTCATTAGCAAATTACCGATAGGTGCAAAGCAGATTAACACACTAAGGCGTGAGGATTACACCGCATTTGCTGATGCTAGGCTAAATGGTAAGTATGATGGATTAAGAGCAATCACACCTGCTACGCTCAATGGTGACATTATGGGCATACGCTCAGTGCTCAAGCAAGCCAAACTTGCATGGGGGCTTGATGTTAATTTAAATGAGTTTGAGGACGCTGTGCTAGGATTAAGGCATAGCCGTAAAGTGTCGTCTAGTATTAAGCGCACTAGGACACCAACCAGTGACGAGTTGCAAGAGCTGACAACTTACTTTTATACAAAATGGATGATTGGCAAAACCACTTACCCGATGCACCTTATTATTTGGTTGGCAATCTACACAGCAAGACGACAAGAAGAATTGACACGTTTACGCATTGATGATTTTAACGATGGCTGGTGGCTAGTCAGAAACGCAAAAAACCCACGCGGAAGCATGGGCAATCATATCAATACTAAAGTTAGAGATAATGCGCTACCGATCATCGATGCGCTAAAAGCTGACAAAGTACGTGCTACTATGCGTCGTGGCAATAAGCATTGGGATAATGAGTTATTACTACCGCTATCACCTAAGAATATATCAGCTATGTTTACGAGGGCGTGTAAGCTCAAGGGTATTGATGACTTGCGTTATCATGATTTACGTCATGAAGCAGCGACACGGTTGGCTGAGCAGCGTTTAACTGTGCCTGAAATGCAGCAGGTTACAGGTCATGACTCATGGTCTAGTTTACAGCGTTATGTGAATGTTACGCCCCGAAAAACTGTATTAGAGTTTGACAGGGCAATGCAGGTGGCTATGCTTGCATGGCAAGATGGTCGCTATTAGCTTCATCTATTTCATGGTCAATCCATGCCGCTAATGATGCTAGTGGCACGTAGTAAGCAGGTTTACTCTCAGAGCCGTTGTTGACTACTGAGAATCCTAGTTGACCATGTTTGGCTTTGCGGTGTAACTCAGGCTTTGACAATGGTGGCAGGTAGTCGCTTGCCACCTTATCAAGCGGTATAAGTGGTGTAAATCCGTACCGCATGATGAGCATTTGCTCTGTGTTGAATTTAGTCACATCACTCTCCTTGTTTTACAAACGTTGTCAAATCAGGCTTGCTGTAACTCTCAGGTTTGGCAATCTTACCGTTAGCATCAAACTCAAACTTACCCTTTACCATCTTGCTATTGTTTGAGCGTATGACCTCACGTTGAGCGCCTAGCACATCGACACCGCCTAATAACTGCATGACACCCACAGAAGTAACATTGATGTCACAGCAAGCGTCTACGATAGCTATGCGTTGCTGATAAGTTAGCTTAGTTAGCTTCGTTAAAACCCACTTGCTTTTATTTTTGAAATGATCTGCATCAATGGTTAGTTGTTCATGTGCGTCATAATCTTTAAGACCTAACGCTTCTAATAGCTCGCAAACTTCTTCTAAGTGGCAACCGATCTGAACACATAAATCATCAATGGTCGGCTCAGGCTTTGCAGCTTTAAACCAGTTTGCAATATCGGTGATAGAGTCAGGCTTGATATACGGCTGCATCTTCTCGTTGTAGTGATTCCAGCACCATGTTTTAGCATCTTCGATTGTTGCAAAGCCAGTTGCATACTTAGCAGCGCCATCGTTCGGTGTATATCTAACAGTGAAACAATCAAGTGTATCTTTTTCTACCACATAGTAATGGAGTGGGCTGTCAGCGTGTAAGTCATCGCCGCCATAAGTATCGCCACCATCAAACCAAGCCAACGGCTGTAAATTATTCATAAATCACCTCTTTTCTCGTTTACTGCTTGTATCAATTCAGACCAACACGCATTGGTCATTATTATTGAATCCCCACTATAGCTGTCAGTCAGCTCAATCGCTTCATTAGTGATTTTTAGCTCTATAACCGAGTAATTATCTTCTTTTTCATCGGTGGGTTTTTCTTTATCTTCAATCTTCAAATTACTCATTCTTATCATCCTTCTAATTAAAATAGGGTGGCTCTTATCGTGAACCAATCGGCTTTGCCTCGACTGCTTTTTCAAAGCTCATGCTATGCACGTAAGGATTGTCAATCGCGGCTGCCAGCGTTCTGTCGTCACTACTGGCGGTAACGGCTCTATTAGCCCTGAGCAAGGTAATTAGTTGTTAAAAAGGTATATTTTGATCTACTACAGCATTAGCCATTGTTTGAGGTGTTTGGCTCATTTGATTATTGAATTGTTGCGGTGCTTGGCGCTGCTGTGGGTTGCCTTGCTGCTGATTGTTCTGTTGACCTTGTGACTGACTGCCGCCCATTAATTTAACGTCTAGCACATTCAGTTCTTTATACTGCTTGCCGTTATACTCACGCTCTGAATATTCACCAATCACAACCACTTCCTGTCCTTTGTTTAAATACTGCTGCATAGCTTCACCACGCTTACCCCATAGCGAGCAATTAAACCAATGACTTTGTTTTCTATCACCAAAACCTGTATCACCTGCCACACTAAAACCTGTCACGCTTGAGTTGCCAGCTTGACGAGTTTCTGCATCTTTACCTAAACGACCTGCTACTGTTACGTTAATCATGTTATTTCTCTCTTTAAGTTATGGTAGTTTTCTACCGTTTTTTTTAAATTGCTCTATCAATTCGTTTCGATAAGTTAAGCAAAGCTCATACTTATCAATAATTTGCTGCTCAAGTGCTTGGTCACGTTCAATCACATTGCCAATAATCACTCTGTCAGGCTGTGCTATATGGCTAAACTCATGCACGTCATTCTCATACTTGCAAAGGTCTTTAGGTGTATCAACCAAACAATGCGCTGTGCAAGCCTTATCCTTGTCATACAGCCACATATAACCTCTTAGCTGCCATTCATAGCACGTTGATTTTCTACGCTGTTCAGCAAACGTTTTGAGATTCCAACTGGTCTTAATGTCAATAACCGTGTCACCATCAAGCAAGTCACACTCACCAGTGATATAGTCGTTCGTTAGTCGTTTATCATTCTTGACAAGCGACTTGAAAAACACATTATTAAACAGCTCAATGCTGTCATCTTCGCACTCAATACCTTTTGATAAGTATTTGTTACTAATGAATAAGCGCGTGTTGTATAGCTCGCTATCGACCATATCTTTGATGACCGCTTGAGCAGTAGCAGACAATCCAGTCTTGCTACGCCCATTGGTCATAATGCTGTCAAGACTTGAGCATCTAAGCCGCATTGGTGAACTCGCTTAGAGCTGCCTTTTGCTCGCTTGTCAGTGCAAACTTGCTTTCATCTAACAGTAAATTCACATCGTAGCTACCTGCCTCAACTGCGCCTAATGCTGCCTTAAATCGGTCATTGGTTAATGATTGCGGCGGCGGTGGGTTCTGAATATTGTTAGCATTAACGTCTTTAGCGTCAGGCAAGTCCTCACCTGCGTAAATATAAAGCCCTAGACCATGAGCGGCGATTGCCTTTACCAAACATCGCATCATTGCTTTGTTAACAGCCATTGCGTCAGGGTTCTTGATTGCTCTGTTTGAGTGGTCAATAACTGGCAACCACATATAAACAGGTTTTTCAAACGCTGTGAGCGTACAGCTAACCATTAACGTGTCACCAAAATGCTGCGGCTCATGAAAAACCCAACTTGCTGCTGGATCAAGTCGCATAAGCTCAGCGAGTGCAAAAGACCATGACAGATAGTTGAAATTGCCTTTTTTTTCTATACTGCCACTCACATTCACAGCAGCTAATTCAATAAATTTATTAGTGCTCATTGTGCTACTCCTTGTGTTTGTTGAGCTTCGATAATCACATCATCAAAGCTACCTGATTGCTGCCACGCGCTTATTAGCTCGCGTTCCTCGTCATCGGTCAGCTTCCACGCTAACGTGTCGTGGTGGCTAAACTGTTGCCATTGGTGGTTCATAGTCCGACCTCCGAAGCGGTTAGGGGTTCGTTTGTGGCGGGGTTTGCTGGTACTGCATAAACCCAGTCATTGGAACGCTCTGTATAAAAACCACTACGGATCGAGAAACCTTCGATTAGTGATGTTATTTCTCTTTTGTCTCTGGCTTCATCGTCACTGACATCGCTCACCAAGCACACCACGCGACTATCCCCACGCTCAAGCATAGCCCTACACAAATCACTACCTGTCAGCTCTACCTTGTCGCGCTCGATTAGCGAGTTTTGCCAGTCGGTTGTGTCGTAGCCCTTCATGCTATCCAAGTCCTTAAACAACCCATCTCTATTAGTGTAGTAGCGTTCCGACTCCAAAATATACGGCTCATACTCATAAACAACTGGAAATCCTTTACTGCCGTCAACCGCTGCCCACTGCCATTTCTCATCCAAACCATCAAACACCGACTGATCGAGCTGCTTGAGTTTTGGTTCTTGCTTACGAGTAATGCCATGCTCTTTTAGTAACGCCTCTAGCGTAGCAATAGCCGTTTCATTATCGATGCAACGCTGTTTCAACTCACTCTTAGTAATTTTCATAACTCACCACCCTTAATTCTTCTCAATGTCTCATTCGCAGCCTTAACCGTTTGATACTGCTCAGACTGCAAATACTCGTCCGTATAGCCTTCGCTTGTCGTCGGCTGCCATTCATTGCTAACCAATCCATCGACCACTTGGAACTCTTTGTCGTCGATGATAACCGTGTCAGCCAATGCCTGATGCGTGACGAACGCACCAAACATTGCCCAAAGTGATATGAAGATGATTTGCTTCATTTAACCACCTCTCTATCTATTGCGCTGTTTTGCCAGTCTGTAGAATCAAAGCTATTGCCGATGTCTTGAACATCAAACCTTTTGTTGCCGCCCTCTTTGTAAATCCAAATACCTGTATCACCCACCTCAACAGCCTCTAGGTAGTTGGCTGTGTCTGCAAAATAAGTGCCGTCACCGTCAGCATTAACCGCTGCACTTAAAGCCCATTCTGGACATTCAGGTAGATCAAACACCGCTTGCGTTAGCTGTTTCATGCTTTCACCTCGCTCAAATCGCTACCGTAGAGTTTCGCCTCGCATTTCTCGCACAGCGGCGGCTCTATAGCCAGTCCTTTGCACCCGCAATCTGATCCCGAGCAGCATAAATCAGGCTCATGTCCTAAAAATTCCGCATCGCAACTCATGCACGCTTGCTTTGTTAGTTTTTTCATCACGCCACCTCGCTCACTTTGGTTAATAGCGACTCGTTGCCGTCTGCATAAGCTAGGGCGCTTTCCTTGTCCTTAAACACTGGTATAGCGCCAACCATTCCATCAGCCCAATTGAGGTCTAGCGGTAGCGTTAGCCCCATGACCTCGACATTCATATTGTCTTTTAGGGTATTCACTGCGTACATACTCATGCTGTCACCGCTGTATGTACGTCGTAACCGTGGCAGTGAACGCTTAATAAGCTCTCAAAGTGCTCTCTAGCGTCGCTATCATCAAGCGGCACATCAATTAGTAACGTGCTGTAAGTTGTCGGCTCTAGCTGCACTCTATGAAGCACAGCGTAGGCATTGCAGTATTCAACTTGGTCGTTGTAGTCAGGCTCAACACACTCAAACGTAAGGATTACATTGCATGTGTTGTGCGACTTTTCGTCTTTGCTGTAAATTCTGATTGTCTCTAACATTGCCGCTCCCCTTATGCGTAAACTTCGTGGTAAAAATCGGTATCAATCGCGCTATCTTCATCGAGCAGCTTGTAATGCACTGCGTCATGGATAATGCGCTTGCCTTCTAGCACCATTGCGCTGTGGTCGCCTTCGTCTATCTCGTAAACACCTTCGTCACTGTCAACCTCTACGTGGCGTACGCTTAGGTCTGTCAGCGTGTGGCGGTCATACTCAGTGTTGAATACCACGGTTAAATCGGTATCGCGGTCTAGCTCGAAGAAGATCGTAATGTCACCGTCGTTTACTTCCATGTCTAGCAGTGGCTTGGCTCGTAGATGCTCAAGCAATCCGCCTTTGTTAAATTCGCTTTGAAGTAGTTGCAAATGCTCTGCTACTTCTTGGATATTGATTTGCTCTATAATTGCTGTCATAATTACCTCGCTTATTAGTAAGTAAAGCCCTGTCTGGTGTCCGCCAATTGCAGGGCTTTTTTGTGCCTGTTATTCGTCAATCACTTCCGATGTTTCATAGCATTTTTCACAATGCAGGAAGTCACCACTCACCGGCTCATCTTCGTAAAGATCGTTGCTGTGTTCGCAATCTGGACAAACCCAGTCGTAAACCATCGTTTCGCCAATATCGCTTTTATTGATCGTATTGCTCATACCTTTATCCTCTTAGTTAGTACGCAATAGCCGTCGATTAAAACGGCTATGACTTAATAACTTCTTGTTGTCTCAGTCTGTTAAATAGTTAATCGCTGCATCGTCTGCGTTGTTCGTTGCGATGTAGTTATAATATCGTGATTACGATATGATGTAAACCCCTATGACGATATTTTTAACGTATTTACGATATTATTATGTAAATGTATCCCTATTACGATATCTACAGGCAATAAAAAACCGCCCATTAAGGACGGCTTTGCAGATCATTTAATATATTAGTCTAAATCTACAGCCTCGCTATAGACGCACCAACCAAAAGGACGTTTCTCAATTAGGTGTGAGTGCTTGATTAGATGACACACCCATATGTAAGCCCAATCATTAGTATTCGACATATTTGCCCACCACTTTGCCGACTAGGTTGCATTCGCCCATAGGCACCATCTTTTGTTCATGCCAGTTTGGGTTAAGAGGGCGCAAGTACATATCTGCTGATGTTTCGCCTAAAACCAACTGTTTAAAAGTCGCTTCTGTATCATCGTTGCACTGGACTATTACAAGATCATTATTCTTTAGTGCGAAAAGTCCAGTCTGAGGCTCAACATAAATAATGTCGTCTGGCTCAAACTTAGGCAGCATACTTTCACCACGAACCCTTAAAGCAAATCCTAGTTTGGATAGGTTAGGCGGCCTAGGGGCTTTGCCTTTAATGTCTAACATCGTGACTGGCTCAACGTTCGACCAACTGCCAGCCGCTACCCAACTAAGTATTGGCACCATATCAGAAATATCAGACATAGACGCATGTTGAGTGTCTATAGGTGCATCAAGCAAGTCGCCACTGCTTTGACCTTGCATAGCTTTTATCTGTGCTCTCAGGTCGTCAACGGACGGCTTCTTATCTACGTCTAACATTTCACCTTGGTTTTTGATTAACCAGTCGGCACTTACGCCAGTGACTTTGGCAATATCGTACAAACTAGACGATTCTTTATTTCTGCCATTCTCAATATCAGATATAGCGCCTTGTGATGTCTCGACTTTTTTAGCGAGTTGATTTTGGGTGAACCCTGCGTATTTACGGGCTTTTCTAACCCTATCTCCTAACTTTTCATTGTTCATTTTATTGCCCCTTACTAATTATCGTAATTATGATACAAATAAATATCGTTTTGACGTTTGATTAAATAACGTAATTACGATATTATGATACTCACTAGCTAACGGAGCACTAATTATGAGCACTAATATTGACTGGACGGCAATCGTTCAAGACCTTTTAAGGGACAGAACGCAAGTCGAGTTACAAGAGATCACTGGCGTACACCAAGGTGTAATTAGTGATCTAAAACGCGGACTTCCTAAGCCACACCTTACTTATGTTAATGGCGCTGCGCTTATCAAGGCTCACCAAGAGCTTTGCCAAGAAGAAGAACCAGCCTAACACCTTGTAATTAACTTTACAGAAAGAAAGGCTTACACAAAACGTTTTTACAGATAGATAGGACACGCAAATGCAAATAGAAGACGCAGCACACAAGACGGTTCACAACCCTAAGCATGGCGGTTCAGTTGCTATTGCTGCACGCATGGGTATGTCTAACAACGTGCTAAACAGCAAGGTCAATCCTAACTGTGACACTCACCATCTGCGTTTAGATGAAGCGGTCACGATCATGGAATTTACCAACGACCATTCGATGATGCACGCAATGGCTCAGCGTCTTGGTGGCATCTACTGCAAACAATCTGATGAAGCGGTGACACAAGAAAGTTTACTGATGACAGCAGTGTCAACGTCAGCTTGCCAAGGCGATGTGATGAATGAGATGCAAGCAGCGTTGGAAGATGGTCGCATTGATACGCATGAGCTTGTGAGCCTTGAGGACAAGATTCAAGCAGCCATGAGCCGATTACAAGCATTGAGTAACGCAGTGAAAAAGCAGCACACCAAGGATAACCCACACTTACAAGGAATGAAGTGATGTTTGAAACAGTAACTTTCGCAGACGGTAGCAGCTACCAAGTGCCAGTGAAGGAGATTAAGCGATGACTGACGAATACACCTTGAAAGCTGATGATGAGGAATTTGAACACGCTATCAGTCATGCACAAATGATGTGGCGATTATCTTACAAACACGAAGTAGAACGGAGACACGCAAAGATGAGATTTAACGAAGCAGCAGCCAACGAAGCACTAGAAGCGCAAGCAGAGCAAGACCGCTTAGATGCTAGGCAGTTAGCAGCTAAAGAAGCCAACGAAGCAGCACGACAGCGCAAACGCGACATCAACGCTCAATTTTGGCACAGCATCAAGAGCGTCGTCTTTGTTATCTCATGTGCAGCAATCGCGGTTTATACATTAATCCATTTTGCGGGGCAGGTATGAAAAAAGAGAGAAACGCACATAGGCGCTCAACATACCCAAGGGTAAGCCCAGACCAAGCCGCTATTGATGAGTTTTACAAACAGCATGGTGCAAGGCAAGCAGTAAACACAGGCAAGGTTTTTAGTTTCAACGGTAGAGGGAATAGGAGCGTAGGTAATGGCAAAGCAAACAATAGAAATCACAAGGTTAGATGATTTTAGCGAAGGTTTTAGAGTTGCACCGCGCAGGCCACACAAGGGAGCACTTACTCGCGCAAGAAGCAAGGTAGAACCCAAAAGGCAAAGTAGGGGCGCAGGTCGAACAAAGGTCACAAGCGATATGCCAACCGAGAAAGGTCAGCGGATTTTCGAGCAGATGAGAAGGGATGGTTTTTACGATGTGGCTAACTTTGATATGTCGCTGTCTTATCTGAGCAACATCATGTCAAACATTCGTGAGCTGGGTTATGAGCTACACAGCATAAGAGACAAGAATCAGCGAGTGATTAGGTATGAGTTGGACACGCAATAAAAAACGCTCATCAGCGCGAACTGAGAGCGTCTTACCAAAAAACAAACATATATGAAGATATGCAAGGGGATTATAACCATGGCAGCAATTATAAGTCAACCAAGAACACATCTTATAGATACGGATAAGTATTTCAGAGATGCAGCTAAAAGCGGCTTATTGATAAATTTTAGAACGCCAGTAGCAAAAGGCACGTACCCAAAGTGGGGCGTTGACCATCCAACCATGGCTATTGGCGACAATCTAGAATTTGTTACCAAGCATGATGCAAGCAGGTTCGTAGTATTTAACAAAGAGCATCACTACAAGATCACAAACATAACGCTTGAGCGCGACGTAGACACACATGAGTGGAACTGGTGCATAGAGTTTGGGAGTAATAAAGAATGAGTAATTTACTAATTAATGAGCCACCACTACAGGTACTCCCTTCATTGGCAGCAGCTATCGGTCTAAATGAAGCACTTTTACTACAGCAACTACATTACTGGTTAAGACACGCCAAAGTTGAGCACGACGGCAAGATGTGGATTTATAAAAACTTAGATAAATGGAAGGAGCAAGATTTTCCATTTTGGTCAAAAAACACAATTAGACGAGCGGTAAAAAGTCTAAACGATAAAGATTTGATTTTAGTTGAAAAACTGGCGCCAAACTCTTTTGACCGAGTTAATCACTACACAATCAACTATCCAGAATTGATGAAAATCGAACTAAAACAACGCCAAACGCCCACCGCTAGCGAACAGCCCAAAATGGGCGCATCGAGTAGTGCAGATTGGGCGCAGGAACAGCCCAAAATGGGCGCATCTGAACAGCCCAAAATGGGCGCATCTCTAAGAGAACAACAAGAGACTAATAAAGAGAGTGGGCACACACAAAAGATTGAAGGTGATGTGTTAGCAGTTAGAGATCAAAACGCTGAATCAATTATGAACTGGCAACAACCATCAAAAGAAACAATGCAATCACTGTTAATGATGGCAGGTAAAAAGCTCGATATGACAGATAACCAGTATTTATCTCATGTTAGTGACTTTAAGGCTTATTACGAGGAAGCAGCAGCAGAAGGTAAGCCAATCAAGCGTGAAAACCTAAGACAAGCAAAATTGAAACTATGGTTGATAAGTATTGCTGACAGACAGCCAAAGCAAGACGCTGAGACAGTCAACAGACCACACAGCAACCGTAGTGATTCATTCAATCAAAGCAGTGGTCCTAAGTTGACCAGAGAGCAGCAGATTGAGAAAAACAAACAAGCAATGCAGCAAGCGGGGTTACCAGTATGAGCTTTCACAATATCGACTTAGAAAAATCAGTTATTGCCTCACTACTTAGTATCGAAGGCTCGTTGGACCATGTGTCAACCATTATCGATCATGAGGATTTTGCAGCAGACCGCCATAAGACAATATTCAGGTGCGTTCGGTCCCTAAATGAGCAGGGCCTACCGTATGACAGCGTAATGGTCCATGACTGGTTAGAAGCCAACAAATTAGTAGAGGCAACAGGTGGTGAGGGTTATATCGCTGAAATCCTAGTCACCAGTCCGTCAACGCTTTTCAATCTGAAAGCCTACGCTGAGCGCATTAGAGATTTATCACAGCATAGAGCAATGGACCGTCTATTAGTCCAAGCGCGTGAGGACCTAAAGAATCCTGATTTAAGACTGGACGATAAGGTCAACACAGCCATCGAGAGTATGACCAAGGTGATTGACACCAAAAAGATTAACGGTGGTGCGCGCACGGTCGGCTCAATGATGGATGCGTTCTTTGACAATCTACAAGCAGCAGGACGCGGTGAGATTCTACCATTCAAGCCAACAGGTATCGAAGAAGTGGATGCACAAGCCCCTATCCAAAATGGGGACCTTGTGATTGTCGGGGCACGTCCTTCAATGGGTAAAACCACATTTGCACAAACCTTGGTCCAAAACATGGTTGAGCATGACTTCTACACAGACAAAGACGACAACTACAAGCGACGCGCTGGTGTGTTCTTTAGCATCGAAATGACGGATGAATCTGTGGTCCAACGCTTTATGGCCTCAAAGTCAGGTGTTCAGCTTAACAAAATTCGTAGTGGGACCAATGTAGAGACAGAGGATTGGCAGAACCTTACTCGCACAGTAGGCGACTATCGTGACAATTACCCAATGTTTATCGAATCACAGCCAGCGATGACTATTCCGCAAATGCGAACCACGCTTAATAAGATTCGCAATACTCACGGTGAGATTGGCGTAATCATGGTCGATTACATCCAGATCATGGGTGAGGCCAAAGGTAAAGATGCGGGCCAAAAGGCCAATGCCATTGGTGAGATTGCAAAAGAGCTTAAACGGTTCGGTAAAGAGTTTAATTGTCCAGTTATCGCACTGTCACAGCTTAACCGTAGTTTAGAGAGCCGCCCAAACAAGCGGCCCATAATGAGCGACCTAAAAGAGTCAGGGGCTATTGAGGAAAATGCAGACGTGATTATGTTTCTCTACCGTGACGAGGTTTATAACGAAAATTCAGAACACAAAGGAATTGCTGAAGTCGGAGTGGCTAAAAACCGCCAAGGGCCAGTTGGGACCGTAAGACTAGCATTTGAAGGCGAGTTCAGCCGCTTTAGTAATTTACTGCCAAGTTATCACACGGACTCAATACCTGCCTATGGGAGCGAATCATGATTACTCAAACCAAAAGCCAGTTATTCCCTGACCCATTCGATGAGCCTAACCGCTACTGGCACATGATTATGAATTGTCCAGTGACGAAGGAGTACAAGAAGCGCCAACAACTACGCGCAGTCGGATTAGATTTTGATATTGAGCCAGTGGAGACAGCAGCATGAGCGATAAGAAAAAAGCATTTAAACCAGTATTCGATGGCTATTTCAAGATATTCCTACACGACGACGATTACAAGAAGGCAGCCGATAGAGCGCAATTTACAGGTCAGTGGATAGCAAGCAGACGCAAGCGGATTATGAAGAAAGATCGCAAGTTTCAAGTCACGCTGCACATCATGGACACGGACGGCCACAAGCGCGGATTGCAAAGCATGGTTTTTAGAGACAAAGGCGGTAAAGGTGATTTGTCAAAAGTGATATTCGAGTTTGGTAATGATTTCGTCGATGAACTGAGAGCTGGTGACAAAGATTTGAAAGTGGATTTGGTTAACAGCTATGCGGTGGTTCGCGCATGAATATTCAATTAGCAGAATTACGGAGATTGAGCGCATGAAAGAACTAAAAGACTTAAAAGGATTTTGGATTAGAAAGAATAAAAACGTTCAGGTTAGGTGTCTGGTTAACTTCAACACTGATGAAGAAAGACGAATCCTAGTTTGCTTTCGCAATGGTCATCAGAAATACATGAGTAAAGAGCAGCTTCTATCAGAATTTATCAATCTTGACGATTTTTTGGCAAGAGTGTCAAAGGGTACGAAGTGGGTGGACAGAAAATCTGCGTATCTAAAACAAGAGGCGCAATCTTTTGTTGTTTGCGAGGTGTGCTTGCGTAAAGGGGTGGTCATCTATCAGCCCAAAAGCACTGCGCCAAGCGGGAAGTATCAGACAACCATAGGCCACTTTGATACTAAGTTTCAGCCTGAGAAAGGTGAAGAGTGACAGCATGAAAAACATAATCAACAAAAAGACGGTGCAGCACACGGAATGGAAAACATCGCAGACCGTGACGATCACCTACACGGACGGCTCAAAAGAAACGATGAGTCGCAAGAGTTTTAACCAGATTATTAAGGATTGATGATGGATATTTTCAAAACAAATTTAAAGGATAGCGTCCATTGGTTGAAAGTTGCCATGCGTCAAGCTCAGTCGGATATCAAGAAAAACAACACAGAGGTAAAAAACCTAAAGCTAGCGGTCGATAAATTAAATAAAGGTGATTCCGCAGAGTTGAATGACTTGATTATCGCAGCTAGGGATTTGCGTCAAGCGTCAAAGGATTATGACGATAGCAACGACTGCGGGGAAATGTACTACGCAGAGCGAATTAGCGGTCCAGTCGATTTGCTCATTGATGCGCTGGACAACTACGAGGGAGGCGGTAAGTAATGAATGAGCTATCAGAGCAGCAAATCCAAAACAAGATTGTCCGTGACGCAAAGCAAATACCGTACAAGGGCAGAACGCTATCAGATTACATCGTCCATGTGCCAAATGGCGGTAAGCGGCCAAAAAGAACAGCAGCAGGTCTTAAACATGGTGGAGTGCGAAAAGGTTACCCAGACTTAATCGTGGACATAGCTCGTAATGGCTACCACGGCTTGCGTATTGAGCTTAAAGATGAAAGTGGTGGCATTGCCTCAGACGAGCAAAAGGAACGCTTACAAATGCTCTCGGACGAGGGCTATCTAGCGGTGATACGAAGTGGTTATCAGGCAGCGTTTGACGAGATATTGGATTATATGGGGATTAACCAATGAACATCGAATTACTAAAGCAGCTTAAAAAAGACACGGACGCAGCGATTAAAGCTGAAAACGATTACACAAGGAAGTCTGAACGTTGCCGATTGCTGGGTATGGACGCTAGCGATAAGCAAAGAGCTAAGGCGACCAGTGCAATGCACGAAGCAGCGTTTGATTGCAGACGATGTGAGGATAACTTACATGCGACGCTTGTTGACTTAGAAATGACACCGATTGGCAGCCGTGGACGGTACGAGCCAAGACAAAGACCGCAAGGTAACGGTGGTATTAACGCACAGATGATGTATGCACCGCGAAAACCGCAAGCATTGCAAAAATAACAAGGGTACACGCTGAGTAAATCGCTTTTAGATGCAAAGGTACTACAAGTGATTTGCGAGGCTTAAAACGACAAATAAAGGCGGGCGAAATGATTGAAGTCGGACAGACATGGATTGAGCAAGCGACAGGCGATGAAGTCGTGATTGATTGGATAAGCGACGAGCTTGTGAGCTACTTGAAAGCTGGTGCAGAAAAAGCGGTCAGGACGGTGAGAAAGTTTGTATTCATGCAGGATTTTAGGAGCAAGGGCGATGAGTGATAAAGCGATTGAGATTGGCGACTTTTGGATAACCAAGAAAAATCCGATTGAGTGTGAAGTAATTGGTCTTAAGCATGGCAATAAAGTGCCAATCATTACGAGTTATTCAGCAGAGGATGATTGTACTGACAGTTGTACTCAGTACGAGTTTCTACGTGACTATGAGTTTTTGCGTAAAGGCAGCGATTCGGAGAGTGACAAAGATTGGGTTTGCTCAGGGTGTGATAAGCCAATAAGTGACTGCTTATGCTTGGTTGGTGACGATGACGATGACGATGTTGACATGGTAAACCACCCGCCACACTACAAAGATGCAAGCGGAATTGAGTGCATCGAAGTGACTAAGCATATGAGTTTTTGCGGTGGTAACTGTTTCAAGTATCTGTATCGGGCTGGCAGCAAGGGCGATTTGCTTGAGGATTTAAAAAAGGCGATGTGGTATGCCGATTATGCAAGAGTTCACGAAGGGCGCATAGGTCTGTTTCAGCGACTCAAAATCTCCAAGAATATCAAGACTATTTCAAAGCATCGCTATTACCGAATTAGTAGCGTAATGGATTTAATCCTAAGTAGAGATTGGATGTGGGTTGCAACCGAAATCGACCACTTAATTCAAGATATTGAGTCAAGGGAGTCGTTAAGAGGCGAAAAGGTAACCTTAGAAAATGCAGGTAGTAATCTTTGAGCAATAGAAACCCAAAGCGGCTTGATGCTATCAGGGAGATGATTTGCTGTGCTTGCGGAGCTGATGCACCAAGTCAGGCCGCACACAGTAACTTCATGTGTCATGGCAAGGGTCGAGGTATCAAGGCTGATGATAAGTACACAATCCCTTTATGCGTAAATTGTCATCAAGGACTGGATCAGAACCTATCACAGCAGACAAGACAGCAGCAGTTGGATTGGTTTATCGAAAAGCTAGAAAGCACAAACGAGACATTAAAGAGGTTACAGGATGCAGCCATTCAAAACTATCCGGAAAGTTTTTAGAGTTATCAGCATGGACGTGTTCACTAACCTGTGCACTTACGTCATGTCGATGTTCCAGGCGCACAAAGAAAATCAAGAAGTCGAAACGATAGTAACAGTTGAGGTGATGAGTAAAGAGCGCGCGCGTTCAGTCGCTCAGAACTCTCTTTACTGGAAGTGGGTAACAATCATTGGCGGTAAGGACGGCAACACCAAAGAGCAGCAGCACACGATATTGAAGCGCGCACACCTCGTTAAGATTTATCAGCGTGACGACTTAGAAACGGCTGAGACGGTGATTGTGCTAAACGAGGCTAAAAAGCACCTGAGTGCGCAAGAATATGAGCGACTAGCGCAGGGCGTGGCTAGGTTATTCAGCACTACCAAAGCGAGCACAAAACAAATGGGTGAATACTTGCATGAGATATACCACTTTTACAGCGCACAGGGTTTAGCGTTACCACAGCCTGATGACTATCAGTGGATTAGAGGCGACATCAACAACAAGACTACGGAGCAGGGCAAATGAGTGATTTATCTATAACGGATTTGATGTTTGCCTATGGTGCATGGGTAAATGATGATAACAGCGACTTAGGGTGTAAGAGTCCAAGTCTAATGCTCATCAAGTCAGCACCTAAGCTGTGCAAGGATAGCGTAAAGCCGTCTAGTCGTCGCGTAGTGAGTTATATTAGCGATGAAGATGCACTAGCAGTCGATAGAGCAATGAATGAGCTTGTGAACCATTCTGTGCATTTACACAACATCATCACTTATCACTTTATCTATAACTGGTCAGTAAAGAAGATAGCTGATGATTATTGGAGTCAGTTTGAATATCCATGTGGCAAAAGGAAAGCGACCAACTATCACGTTAATCCCTTGCTACATTACGCCATAGGCTTTCTTGCTAGAGAGTTAAGATGCGGTATAACTTGACATTTTAAAACAACCTGATATAGTAGTGATATGCTTATGCTATCGCAGCGAAAGAAGCAAACTATTTAATACGCCCACCGCCTCTTTATGGTTTAACCTTATACGTGGTGGCTATCCTATACCAAGTCCTACTCTAACGAGTGGGGCTTTTTTTACGCCTATAATTTAGCGAGGGATTGCTATGCTGCCATTCATTCCGTACAGCAAAAGAAAAAATAAGCGCGAAGGGTGGGATGGAAAGCTACCCAATGGTGACGGCTGATGTGCAACTTATCTAATGATGAAGTGTTTGAGCGTTGGCAAGAGTGCAACAGGCGCAATGCTGAGCAAGGTGCTGACTACTGGTACGAGTTTATGACTAAGCGTTCTAAGCGCGGTGGTAAAGATGCTGATAAAGCAAAGGCTACCGTTGATAGAATGGATAAGGCTAAATGACGAGGTGAGCGATGAGCTGGTTAATTATTTATGCAGTGGTTATAACCTTTTACGCGATAAACCAAAAATTAAATAACTCGCATTATATTGATAGTGTTGATAGGCATATGGACTTCTTGTCAATGACCTCCACTATCAGAGAAGACAGATTGGATTTAGCTAAGTCTAGATTAAAGAAGGGTTTTTGGTCTGACTTTGGTTTATAACCACTTTGCCCACATTGATTTGATGGGCTTTTTTTATATTAACGCTGGAGGGCGTATGAGTAATGATATGCCTGAGGGCGATAAGAGCAATGCAGGGCGAAAAACAGAGTACAAAGAAGAGTACAACAAGCAGGCTTACAAACTTTGTTTGCTTGGCTCAACCGATAAAGATATGGCTGATTTCTTTGAAGTTTCAGAGACAACGATCAACAACTGGAAGTTAAAGCATCCTGAATTTCTTGAGTCCATAAAAAGGGGCAAGATTTCAGCAGATGCAAATGTCGCTAGTCGATTGTATAAGCGTGCAATTGGCTATGAGCATGATGAGGATAAGATATTCAATAACAATGGTGAGCCGCTGATTGTGCCAACCATCAAGCATGTGCAGCCTGATACGACAGCCGCTATCTTTTGGCTAAAGAATAGACAGCCTAAGATGTGGCGTGATAGTCAGAATATTGACCATACCACAGGCGGCAAAGAGATTAAATCAGGCTTAGGCCACTTCTACGGCAGGGGCGATGATGAAGGAGACAGCGACACTTAACCCAGCACTAGAGGATTTTTGGAAAGCACCTGCTCGCAATAGAATACTTAAAGGCGGCAGGGCATCATCTAAGTCATGGGATGCGGCAGGGTTTGCGATATTCTTAGCTAATAATTACAACCTACGCTTTCTATGCGCGAGGCAGATTCAGAACAAGATTGAGCAATCGGTTTATACACTGCTGAAAACACAGATTAATAGATTCGGTCTACAAGATAACTTTGATATACAGGTCAACAAGATTGTAAACAAAGTGACTGGCACTGAATTTATGTTTTATGGCTTATGGCGGAACATTGAAGAAATACGTTCACTAGAAGGTATTGATGTTTGTTGGATAGAAGAAGCGCACTCATTAACCGCTAAGCAGTGGGAAATACTTGAGCCAACAGTGCGTAAAGACTACTCGCAGTTTTGGATATTGTTTAACCCTGATTTGGTTAGCGACTTTGTTTATCAAAACTTTGTCGTTAATACGCCACCAGATACCATCGTTCGGCATATCAATTTTGATGAAAATCCGTTCTTATCTGACACGATATTAAAAGTTATTGAAGCCAAGCGCGTAAGCGACTATGAGGATTTTGAGCACGTTTACTTAGGTGCTGTTAAGTCTGATGATCAGTTAGCAATTATCAAACGCTCATGGGTCAGTGCGGCTATTGATGCGCATATCAAGCTAGGATTTGAGCCGTCAGGTGCTAAGACGCTAGGTTATGACGTAGCGGATGCAGGTGAGGATAAGAACGCCACAGTGGGCGCACATGGCTCGGTATTGTTATCTATTGATGAATGGAAAGGTGGAGAGGATGAGCTACTTAAGAGTTGTACTCGTGCTTATGGTACTGCTAAAGATACCAATGCCAAAATCATCTATGACTCAATCGGTGTGGGCGCAAGTGCAGGGGCTAAGTTTGAGGAATTAAACAAACATCCTGATAACTTGAACGTGCCTGATATTGAATACGCTAAGTTTGTTGCAGGTGCAGGGGTGGCGAATCCTGATCAAGAATACACAATCGATAAGCTCAACAAAGATATGTTTGCCAACTTAAAGGCGCAAGCATGGTGGGATGTAGCAAGGCGGTTAAAGAACGTTAAAGATGCGATTGATAACAGTACGGTTTACGACCCTAGCGACCTGATAAGTATATCTAGCGAGATTGGTGATGACTATATCGAGCAGCTAAAGAACGAATTATCGACACCAAGGCAGGATAGAGACAGCGCAGGAAAGGTTAAGGTTGAAAGTAAGTCTGACCTCAAAAAGCGCGGTATCGACTCACCTAACGTGGCTGACGCTGCAATCATGGCCTTATCGCCACATTTAACCAAGCAGCCAGCCGTCACCATGTTTGATTTATAGGAATAGCAATGAGTAAAGACAGTTTATTTAAAAAAGCCTTACAAGTTGCTATCGGTGATAACGCCTTCGTCAACTTCGTAGCAGGGCTTGGTACAGCGCGTGATAAAGCGACTATGGCTGAATTTATGCCAACTAGCCGCATGGACGTAAGAGCACTTGAAAACGTCTATGACGGTGATTGGGTGGCACAGCGCATCATTGATAAACCTGCGTATGATTGTTTTCGAGCTGGGTATTACTTGGCTGGTGTTGATTCAGATCAAGACAAAGCCATTAAAAACTTATCTAAACGTATCGGATTTGATGATCTGCTGATTGAGTCGGTGGCATATGGTCGTTTACATGGTTGGTGTTATATCTTAATCGGTGAGTATGGCGATACAGATTTAACCGAGCCATTAGATTATGACAATGTTGACCTATCGTTTTTTAGTCTGCTAAAGCGCGATGAGTGCAAGCCAAAGCGTGACACTACTTTCATATCTGCTGACAAAGCACAAGGTAAATGGAATCAGCCTGAGTATTATCAAATTGGCAAGGATTGGGAAGGCAAATACATTCATCATAGCCGCTTAGTGCGTATTGATGCGTCAGGCTTAATTAAAGATAAGGACGGGTTGCCAAAGCCGACACTGCAAAAGATATACGAGTCTATCAAGCAACATGCGTCAGTGAACGCAAATGCTGCAAGCCTAGTCTATGAGGCAAAGGTTGATATATTCAAAGTGCCCGGACTCATGAAAGCGTTAAGTACAAGCCCTGCTGCTGCTGTTAGTCAAATGGTGCAAAGATTTACAAGCCTAGCCACCATGAAGGGCAACAACGGTATGCTCGTTATGGATAAAGACGAGGATTACCAAAGCAAGGCTTATTCGTTCGGTGGATTGCCGCAGCTCATGCAACAGTTTCAAGTTGTCACGGCTGGGGCGGCTAACATGCCTTATTCGTTGTTGTTTGGTCAGTCAGTTGGTGGACTAAATAGCAGTGGTGATTTTGAGATGCGGAGTTACTATGACTTTATCAGCTCGATTCAGGAAAACGAAATCAGGCAGCCGCTTGAGATACTACTATCAATTATGGCGAAGTCGCTAGGCTTTGCTGTTGATGATTTAGGGCTTGTATTTAATCCGCTGTGGCAAATGGACGATGCAGTCAAGGCAACCATTGAGAAATCAAACAGTGAACGTGACAGCAATTATCTAACACTAGGTATCGTGACAGAGGCAATGATTGCAAGACAGCTCGTTGATGACGGCACTTATACAGTGATTGATGAAGCTCACATTGCACTACTCGATAGCATGGCAGGGGCACTAGATGACACTACAGACGATAGCGCCCTTACTTAAACAGGGTAGGGCAACTAAGAAAGGTCGCAAGGCTCAAGCTAAGCCAGTCGTGTTTAGCCGAGCCGCTGAGATTGCATACACTAAAGAATTATTGGCAGTAAGTAAGCTGTGCAAAACCGAGGGGTTAGAGATTGCCAAGTATATGCAGACCACAGGGTTATTTGTTGGCGATGCAGCTATTGGTGACGCACCTGCTTGGCTCAATCGATTAACGCAAAAGTTTAATGATGTCGCAAGCAAGGTTAGCAAAGTCTCACAGGGTATTGCTAAGAAAGTGACCAATAAGCAAGCCAAGGCCACGGACAAACAACTTGCCGATCAGATTAAATCAATGTCAGGTATCGACATAACAGGCGTGATGAAAACTGGCACATTAACCGAGGCGGTCAATACGGCAATCACAGCCAACGTACAGCTTATTGAGTCAATACCGAGCCAGTATCAACAGCGACTTGAAACGATAATCCTAACAGGTCTGCAAGATGGTAAGAGTAGCGCGTTCATCGAGGGCGAAATCAAAGCATTAGGGCAATCGACTGATGCTAGGGCCAGACTGATAGCGCGTGACCAGATGGGTAAGCTAAATGGGCGTTTTAACGAGCTTAGACAGCAATCGCTAGGGATAACGCATTACTACTGGTCAACGAGCAATGACGAGCGTGTCAGACGCAGACACAAGGGTTATGACGGTGATTTGATAGCGTGGAATAGCCCACCGCCTGATGGGCACCCTGGTCAAGCAATACGCTGTCGATGTACGCCTATTCCTGCATTAGATGATTTGTTGGGGTGATTATATGAGACTGTTGCTATTACTACTTGCTGATAAATTCTTGCGATACATGGACAATAAAGCCAAGGTGAGCGAGGCTGAAACAGCTAATGACAATAAGTCTGACATGCTATAATAACTCTATAAAATAAGGGGTTAATTATGACAGATATAAGCAAAATAAGGGCTGATATTGAAACCAGGGTTAATGAGCGGCTAGGTGATAATGCCAAAAATAACGAGAAGTCAAGAGACTTGATTAGTGGAGCGGTTATTGAGGTGCTATGTGAGCATGGTTTTTACGATAGACCAGATAATCAGCCTATTAATATAACGCTAGAAGTCGAAAAATAAAGATTTACTAAATTAACAGCCGCCTAAATGGGCGGTTTTTTTGTGGGTGATGATTATGACAGTACGAAATCCAGTACCGCCAGGTTCAGAGGATAGCGACGATGGACAGAAAACAATAACCGTATGGATTGAGTAATTATGAAATTCAAACTTAACGTAAAGGTCGGTGACTTTGCGCCATCTAGCCGAACGATGACACCTAAAGGGTTGCTATGTCGTGATGCTGTGCTCGCAGTAGCTCCACAGGTGCGTGAATATCACCCTACAGAGCTAGGACTGCCGGTCGGTGACGGTAAGATGATTCGTATGTTCACACCTGCTGACACGCTGTTCAGCCCTGCTGTTATGGACAACATAACCGACTTTGTTGATAACCATCCAGACGGCAATCAAGTGACGCCTGAGAACTGGCGCAAGTTTGCTATTGGTGATGCAAAAAATATCCGCCGTGATGGTAATAAATTGATAGGCGACTTACTCGTAAAGGATAAGGCGGCTATTAAGACCATTCAAGACGGCAAGAAAGTAGAGCTGTCACTAGGCTATGAATTGGCGGCTGAGCTGCAATCAGGCAAGACAGATGACGGACAAGAATATGATGTGGTCGTAACCTCGATGGTTGGCGATCATGTGGCTTTAGTAAAACGTGGGCGCGGTGGTAGTAGCGTTCGTATCGGTGATGAAATGACGGAGAGAATGATGGAAATTAAACTGGCAAACGGTCAAACGTTTGTTGTTGAGGGCAGTAATTTAGAGCCGATGCAGCAAGCCATTGACGCACAAACTAACGAGCTGACAGAGGCTAAAAAGCTGGCTGATACCGAGGTTAAAATCGGTGAGCAGACTTTTAAAGCGACTGACGTTGTGGCGATTCAAGCGGCATTTGACGCAATCGTGCAGCAAAAGACTGATGCTGAAACTAAAGCTAATGAGCTTGAGCAAAACAGCATCAAAGCTGAGGACGTTGAAAAGCTAGCGGCTGAACGTGCTGAGACAATCGCAGATGCTAAAGAGCTTAAACCTGATCTAGAGCCAAGCGGCAAGTCACTTGATGAAATCATCGGTGAAACGGTAACAGCTCATGCAGGTGATGCAGCCGTGGTCGCTATCTTGTCAGGTATCTCAATCGGTGATGCCAAGCCTGAGCAGCTATCTACAGCGTTCAAGGTGCTAAAGGCTATTAAGCCTAACAATCTAAGCGCCGCTGAAAATCAACAAATCAGAAATGCTGGCAGAATGACAGGTCTTTATACAGGCGATAGCGCAGCCGCTAAAGCATTGAATGGCCTAAACAATCAAAACCTAATTGCCGATGCTAAGGCTATGGCAGCAAGTGCCAAGTCTAACGCTTGGAAAAATGATTCTAAATAGAGGGTATTAATATGCAACATGAAACACGTATGGCGATTGCAGGTTTACGCCTTAAATCTACGCCTGAAGATGTACGCTCATTGCCATTGACTGAAAACGTCACTGTGATTGATGGCGAAACGGTATCTGTACTCGCTACTGGTGAGACTTGCGGTAAAGCGGCTGCTAATGCAACTGGCTTTGGTGTGGTTGTATTCCAGCACATCGGTAAATCAGGTCGCACTGCTGACGGTAAAGCTGAGGCATACATTCAGCACGATACATTGCCAGTAATGACGCAAGGTCGTGTATGGGTTAAGCCTAACGAGACCATCACAGCTCGCGGCCCTGCTGCAAAAGTTTATGTCAACGTAGCGGACGGCACACTAGGTCAAACAGCCGAAGGTAACACGGAATTGGTAGGCGCTTATTGGGACGTACCAACAAACTCAGACCAACTAGCCGTAGTGCATTTAGGATAAGGGGATATTATGAAATATACAAAAGAGTTACTAGATGCTTTGACGGTAGTAGGCGCAGACCAGCGCAGTCATCAGCTAGAAGGCATTAAAGCCGCTGTCGGTGATGCGTTTAACCAAACGAACTTAGCAAACGCTATTGCTCGCGCTGAGACTCAATCGTTAATTGATACTCGCGTGACTGCTGCACAGCGTTACACTCGCTTAGTACCAGTTGACACTTCAACGACTGCGGTAGTCGGTACTGCTATCGTGAAAGGCTTTACTGATGCTGTCGGTATGGGCCGCACTCATAGCGGTACTGGTGGTGATATTCCACTAGCTGAGGTCATGTATGGCGACCAGTCGCTTAAAGTGGTTATGGGTTCAATCGCTTATCAATACTCGATTGCTGAAATGCAAGCTGCTAGCCGTGGCAACATTCCGCTATCAAGCGATAAGGCTGCTGCTGCGCGTTTAGGCTATGAGCGCCACATGTATAAGGTGGCAATGGTCGGTGAACCTGAGAAGGGTTTACAGGGCTTGCTTAACCATGACATCCCCGAAGTGGTTGCCGCTACTGCTGATTGGGATACTGCAAGCGCACAGAGCATCATCACTGACTTAGCTAACGCTATCGGTGTGGCATTTGATGAAAGTGAAATGACAGGCGATACAAGCGGTCTGCCTAACACTATCTTGCTGCCATCTGCTAAGTTCCGTTTACTAAGCACTCGCACTGTGAATGAAAATTCAGAGACGAGTATTTTGTCTTACATTCGCGCTAACAACTTGCTAACGGTAAACGGTGTTGATGTCACTATCGAGTCATTGCCTGAGCTTAATACCGCAGGTGAAGGTTCTACGCCACGCGCTGTTATCTACAATCGTGATCCATCAGCACTTGAGCTTATCTTGCCGCAAGATTTGGAGTTTGTCGCACCGCAAGCTAAAGATTTGGATATTTATGTGCCAGGTCATTACTTGTACGCAGGTCTTTGGATTAAATCAGCCAAAGCGGTCATCTACTTAGACGGACTATAAGGGGTAAAGCATGTTTATCACGTATCAAGGTACGCAAACGGCTCTTACTCTCGATGTGCAGGGCAAAGCGATTCGCCTTGCACCTAGTCAGCCAGTCAAGGTTACAGCCGACCAATTAGCAATCTTACAAAAGCGTCCATTGACGAAGATTATGATTGATAAAGGCGTGATTAAGGTTGATATGCCAAAAGAGGACAACAAGTCCAAAACTAAGGCTGTCAGTGACATGACGGTCAAAGAGCTTGAGGCATACATCAAGGCTAATGGCGGTGAGTTTGACAGCGATGACAACAAGCCTGAGTTGCTAGTTATTGCGCAAGGTATTGAAAGTAAGCAGTAAAAAGTTAGATTTATAGCTACATGCGCTATCAAAAGGTGGCGTATGTGCCGATAGATTTAATGATATAATGAATGGGTCGGATAGGTTCGCTACCGAAAGCAAGTGACGCTAACTTGTTTCCGACAACTAACTAATAGCGATTACAAAGCGAGTAATATTATGAGCCAAGAGATAAGTTTTGATTTTCCTAAAATGCACACAATAATGATTGTTAATCCACTGGCAAGCGCTGCCGAGATTGAGAAACACAGTAAGCAGTATGGCGCAGGAGGAAAACCAATTAGATTACCTATTTGGCGAACGCCTGATATGCCAATTGGTGAGTGTTCTATTCGATGTGCTATTCAAGATGACATAGCAAACGAGTATTCGGGTCTTTACGAAGATTGAGCCACCAAGAAATATACACTAACAAACAAAACCTCACCTAATCGTGGGGTTTTTTATTACCAAAAATAAAGGACTGGCTATGACAACCGAAGAATTTTTACTGATTTACCCAAACTTTAGCCAGTCAGCCACTACCGAGCAAGTGACGGCAAAGCTAAAGTTTGCAAATTTACTTATTGATAAGATTGGCTACTTTGATGATATGCGTAATGACGCAATAGGATTGCTCACAGCGCACCTACTGACCATTGACAACATGACAGGTGGCACAGGTAGCGCAATACAATCTAAAACGTCTAAGAAGGTCGGTGATGTGCAATTTACCTATTCATCATCAACACAAGATAGAGAATGGTACAACTTGACCAACTACGGTCAGCAATTACTCATGCTGATTGACTTGCTACCAAACTACAGCGGGGCATTTGTCGTATGACCGCAATTATCAGACGTAGAGATGCAGGTGCATTGAATCGGATTATTGATAACGTGCGCTCGATGGGCTTAAACAAGGTTGAGGTGGGATTGCCTAGCGGTGGTCGTCATAGCGGTACTGACTTGAGTATGCACGAATTAGGCATGGTTCACGAGTACGGTAGCCCTACTCGCAATATACCTGCACGTCCTTTTATCGGGCCGCCTATTGCTGACAACGTGGACAAGTACAAAAAGATAATGCGTAAACAGGCAGCACGATTGCTATTTAGACGTACAAGCCTACACAATGCGCTATCACTGGTCGGTGAGGCAGGGAAGGCAGACATACAGAAATATATGCTTAGTGCCAATTTTAAGCCACTGGCAGCGTCCACGATTGAAGCTAAAGGTTCGAGTAAGCCATTGATTGATAGCGGTCAGATGCGTAACGCCATTACATACGAGATAACACGATGAATGACATGAGCGAGTTATTACATGACCCTGATTTTGTCACTGACTTCACGGTGTTCATTGCAGGTGGTCATTATGAGCGTGGCGGCGTTTGGGTTGAAACCTTAACCGAGGAAGATGGGCGCGGTGTGATCCAACCTGCTGCACCTAAAGACACGCAATACCTAGTTGATGGTGACAAGTCGCGGCAAGTTATCAAAATATGGTCAGGCGAGTATCTATCAACGAGTGATGAGCGCGTACCAAAGCTAGGCGATAAAATCACATGGCATGGTGATGAGCATCGGATTGTCCACGTTAAAGACTGGTCACAATATGGCTATTGGCAAGCACTCGCAGTACAGGTGGTGACAGATGGATAACAACACGCAAATAGAGCTTAGAGTGTTAATACAGCGGCTCTTAGGTATGCCTGAGAATAGCGTTAGACCTGCTGATACATCACAGCCGACTACTGGCAGCAATTACGCCATTGTCCAACAAACGGACATGGTGGGGCAAGGCTGGGCAGGTGGCTATAAACACGCAAGGCAATCGTCTATTGTCACACTGACCATTGATTTTATGGGTGACAATGCAGCGCACTATGCCAACCAGTTAAAGATAGCCATGCAAACGCCATACGCGCTAGATATGCTATTTGATTTAGACGTTGGCTATCTTAGCTGCTCAGACCCTCGTAACCTCACAGCATTGGAATTAGAGCGCACAAAACGCTTTCAAGTAAGGCTGCAACTGTCTTATCTAACGAGCTATGCAATGCCTGATACTGTGCCTGATGAATATCATGATGAAACTAATATTGAAACCGTACCGATTGGTATGATTGTCGAGCCATAACGCCTTGTTTTTGCTATAATAAACTTACTAAATAAGGAGTTTGTTATGGATAAATTGCTTTTTAAATTACGCGCATTTTTCACTACTACTGTTAGAGTTGAAAACGTACTGGATAAAGCTGAGGCGTTTAGGATGCACCGAACCAGCTTTTTTAAAGTCGTTCGGTTTACAGTAGAAGGTGAGTTATTTTGTTTTTACCCCGTCAAGGAGTTTATAGGCGTTACGGCTGTTTATTTATTTGATGAGAAAAACCACAAGCTAAACCTTTACAACCCAAAGGGTGAGCTAGTAGATAGTGTTCATTTTGAGTTTATCCGAAAGGATAATAAGAACAATCATAAGGGTGTGGATTACTACATAACCCCTAGTAACATCCCTATGGACTGTGAGTATAAGGACTTTTTGTCTATCACTCATGTAAAAGCTGGTGACAATCAGGACTGGTATCGCAATGGTACAAAACTAAATCCTGAATACTGGAACGGCGTACAAGATGCGCGCGAATTAGAGGATTATTACAGAGCGCATAACCCTAGGAGTTCGATGAGCCATATTGACAGATGGCTAACGCTCAATAAACACAGATAACCTCTCGAATTCGAGACCTTTAGACAAGGCGGTGACATGAGTTATACATTCGACATTCCAATAGACACGGTGTTCTTTTTATTCTTTGCAGGTGGTTTTATCGTAGGTTTTGCTACCCTCTATATGATTATGGATTACGCAAGAATGAGAGCGGAACACGCAGAAAAATACAACTGTATGGGCGTAAGACGACCAACGCAAGGTAGAAAAGCTCCACCTTTGCCATTGCATCCGAAAAAGTAAATACGGCGAACTCGCCATAAATAGCGTTCCTCAGATATGAGTAACGGAACAAAATCAACGATTTAACCCGATATCGGATATCCGGCATCGGGTTTTTTATTACCTATTTTTAACGATGGAGAACACCTATGGCTGGTTCATTAACACTGCCAATTAATATGTTGGTCAATGTCAGCATTGAGTATCAAGCCAAGCTATTGAGCCGTGACGCTTTCAATCGACTATTGATTGTTGGTAGCACTACAAACGGACGCGCTACTGATACAGGCATTTATACGTCAATCGACGGTGTAAAGCTAGATTATGGCGTAGAAGCACCTGAGTACACGATTGCACAAAAGTATTTTGCTCAGAACCCAAAACCACGCGATTTGATGATTGCAACGGTAACGGCTTTGACTGATCCACTAGCGAGCATTGGCGAAGTATCAGCCAAGACGCTAGGGTTCTATGCCTTTTGTTTTGCAGGTGAAGTTGCAGCGGCAAACATTCAAGGCTTGGCAGAATGGGCGCAGTCTCACAATCGTATGTTTATGACGGTTATGACTGACGATACCGAAGCGGTAACCACTGGTGACGCACTTAAAGAGCTTGGACAGTATCATTATTGCATCACCTATCATGAAGATTATGACACGGTTGGCGCGGTAGCAGGTATGGCACTTGACCAACGCTATGACAAGACTGATGGGGTTAAGACACTGCACCTAAAATCACTTGTAAGCGTGGTGAGTACCGATATTAGCCAGACGCAAGCAGCTAACTTGAAAGCGGCTTGTATCAACTATTACAGCGACTACGGCAACCCTGATAATTCATTGCCTATCTTTGCTAATGGTCATGCAGGTGGCGGCAAGTTCTTTGATTTCGTGATGGGCTTTGATTGGCTGCGTAACGTCATTGAGACAAACGTATTCAATGGTCAACGTCTGCGTCGATTAACACCTCAGACAGATCGCGGCATGATGATGATTAAAGCTGACATCGTGAACGGTTTGGAAGAAGCGGTAAAAGCTGGGTTGGTCGCGCCTGGTACTTGGAACGGTGCAGCATTGGGTGAGATTGAAACCTATGACTACTTGCCAACTGGTTACTACGTTTATAACGAGTCAATCCGTGACCAGCCACAAGTTATCCGTGAGCAACGTATCGCACCGCCATTTACTATCTTGGTTAAAGGCGCAGGCGCAATTCACGACACAGATATTACATTAATCCCAGAAGCGTAAGGAGATAGAACAATGGCAGGACAAATGAGAACGTACTCGTTCACGCATCACATGATTATGATTAATGGTCGTGAAATTGAAAACTTTGGCGAAGGTGATGACGTTATCACCGCTGAGTACCGCGAAGATAGAGTCACTGACACAGTAGGTGCAGACGGTAATATGCAAGCGTCTGTTAGTGCTAATCAGTCAGCCGAGGTTATGATTAAACTATTAAATATGGCACCAGAAAATGACTACCTAGAGTCGCTACATCAGCAATTCGTGAATGGTGAGATTGCAGGCATATCGGTATCGGTCATTAACGCGGTTACTGGTCAAGGCGTGTTATCAACGACTGGCTATATTTCAAAGATTGCCAACTTTGCGCGTGGTACTAACGCACAGGATAGAGAGTGGACAATCATTGTGCCTAAGCTAGCAATTCTACAATCAGTCGTTTAAGGGTAGATTATGAGTGACTTAAAACACACAAGTATCGGTGGTAAAAACATCGTACTCAAAAAAGTACCTGCGCGTGATGCTCGTAAAATTCAAACAATGCTGATCGCAATGGTCGCTGAACCACTAGCTGAGGCATTAGGTCAGCAATCAGGCGGTGACATTAAGACGCAAGGTCAGCAAGTATTGGCAGGTCTTAAAGGCATCGCAGGTATCTTGCCAAAACTGAACGATGGTGATTTGGATTTACTCATTGACCAGTGCAAGCCTTTTATTTTGGTAGAGGGCAAGCAGTTTGATGAAAACGCACAGTTTGACGCTGACACGCTGTTTGATATGTATGAGGTGCTTTGGTATTTCTTACGTGAGACTTTTGGTGGTTTTATAGCCGCCGTCCGCTTACGTTTTCCACAGCTCCAAGCGATGACGGCATTAAAGAAATAGAGACTGCCAATATTGACTGGTATCTAATGAGGGTTTGCGTCAGTGAGCCTCCATTAGCTAAGTATATCGAGCTGTGTGACGGTACGTACACGCTCAATGACTTGGCAGATATGCACGAAGCACTTGATGAAATGGACGAGTACAGACGGCGATACGAAGCCAAAAACAAATAACGTAAAGGTGATTTATGGCAACAGTAATTGACGACTTACTCGTTATATTAGGCTTTAGAGCCAATACTAGCGGTGCAGATAGATTTGATAACCGTCTAGGCGGCATTATCAAGACAGTCGGCAAGGTTGGCGCTGTGCTGACTGGTGTTGGCGTGGCTGCTGCTGGGTTTTTGGGTAATGGTATGCTCGATGCAGCTATCCAGTTTGAGAACTTTAAGACGCAGCTTACAACCATTGAAGGTGATTCCGAAAAGGCGCAAAAGTCGCTGGACTGGATTGAGGAATTTGCCAAGAAAACACCTTATGAGCTAGACCAAGTTACCGACGCTTTTGTCAAAATGAAGTCATACGGCATTGACCCTATTGAAGATGGTTTGATGACCAGTGTTGGTAACATGGCGTCAGCAATGGGTAAGCCTATCGACCAAGCGGTTGAAGCCTTGGCTGATGCAATGACTGGCGAAAATGAACGTCTAAAAGAGTTCGGCATCAAATCCAGTAAAGATAAAAAGACAGACACAACGACATTCACATACAACAAAGACGGCAAAGAATACACCAAGACGGTAAGCAATAACGCTAAAGAAATCCAAGCAGCCTTGCAAGGTATTATGGACGAGCGTTTTACTGGCGGTATGGACGCTATGTCCAAGACTTGGGAAGGTACTGTATCAAACATGAAGGACGCTTATAGCGGCTTTCTACGAGCCATTGCCAACGCAGGGGTTTTTGATGCACTCAAAGAAGTTCTAGGAAATATTGCCAACTGGGTTAATCAGAATGGCGATAAAATCACAGCCTTTGCTCAACAGATAGGTTCGGCCTTTATCATCATGATTGATGTGTTGGTGGCGACTTACGATCAGATTGTGATTATCTATGGCAAAGTTCAAGAGTTTATGAATTGGCTATCAGCTAACTCAGAAACAATCATAACCACGCTGAAAGTTATTGGCGGTATTGCGGCAGTCATAGCAGGTGCATTAGTGCTGATGTACGCACCAGCTATTGCAGGTTTCTTGCTGATGCAAGCGACTGGTGTTTTATCATTCCTGATACTACAGGCAGCAGCCATTGCAAGCGCGGCAGCAACAGCAGCAGCTTGGCTCGTAGCGTTTGCCCCATTTCTATTGATAGGCGCGGTCATTGCTGTGGTCATCGGTCTGCTATGGCTAATCTACCAAAACTGGCAACAGATAGCGGCAGGTATAGCGGCTGAGTGGCAGAAACTCTTAGGCGTGTTTAGCTCAGTAGCAGCTCAAGTATCGGCTATTTGGTCGGGGCTTTGGTCTAGTGTTAAGGCTATGGCTAGCGGTGCGATTGATTTTATCATCGGCAAGATACAAGCGGTTATCTCTATGATTGGCGGTGCGATTGGCAAGGTCAAAGAATTGGCGGCTTATAATCCAGTAGCATTGGGTGGAAAGGCGGCAAGTTGGGCGGCTGGTAAACTTGGTATCGGTGGCGGTGGTAATACATCAAGCGTTAATCAGACGTTTAACGTATCAAGCGCAGGTGAGGCAACGAGCATTGCAAAGGGTAGCACTGGCGCACAGCGTCGAAGCAATACAGGGGTTAAACAGTAATGCTAAAAGCTAAAATACCACAGCTAGGCGATTTGGTTGCTGATGTATGGGTTAGCGAGCGTCATCGTCGAGAAATGGAGGTGACGCAAAACCCTGTTGAGTTTGGATCACCAGTCACAGACCATGCTTTTGTAAAAGCTCAATCTCTATCTGTCAGCTTTGGCGTGAGCAATACGCCACTGGTAGATAACGATGCGTTTACTGATATTGACCGTGTAGATGAGGCGAGGACAAAACTGTATGAGCTGCAAAATAGTAAGACATTTCTAAACGTTAAGACTATCAATGGCGGTGAGTACAACAACATGCTGCTGACTGGCATTGGCTGGACAACGGACGAAAAAAACCCTCATGCGGTCATCTTTGATTTAGACCTTGAAGAAGTTATTATTGTCACAACTGAGCAGACAGAGTATCAGGCTTTACCTGCTGAGAAAAAGACCGAAAAGAAAACCAAGCCAACGAGCAAACGTGGCACCAAGCCAAAAAAGAAGTTAGAGACAGCCACAAAAGGCCGTAAGCGCACCTCGACACGCGATGTATCATCATCAAGTAAAGAGCAAGCAAAGGCGGCGGCGGCAACCAAGCAGCGAGGTAAAATTAAATGAGTCTTTTTGAATTACCTATGTCTGATGAGCCGTCTCAAGAATTTACTTGTGAGATTGGCGGTACAAACTATCTATTCCGCATACAGTTGAATGTACGCGGTGACTTATGGACAATGGACGTAAGCACCGCTGATGATGAGCCAATATTGCAAGGCGTGGCATTGACGCTAGGTGTTGACCTGCTATCGAATGAACGCTTTACCAGTGGCTTGTTATTCTTAGTTGATTACACTGGTCAAAATACAGACCCTACAGCGGATAACTTGGCAGACTATGGCCTAATATGGAGTGATGAATTAGATGGATAACATTACTCAATTTGGGCGCGTCTGTCAGCTAATCGTTGGCAAAGATGGTAGCGGCATTAAAATCAGCGAATTACGGATGCGCTTTGATATTAAAAAGAGCAGCGATGAAAACCCAAACACGGCAAAGATTGAAATATACAATCTGAACCCTGAACATCAAAACCAGCTATTAAAAGAATGGGCTGATATTCAATTGCTCGCAGGGTATCAAGGTGCAGAACGCCTTATTTTTAGCGGTCAAATCAGAACAGCGACCCCAAAGATACAAGGTACGGACCGCATTATCACGATAGAGAGTGGTGATGGTGACAGAGAAATACTGCGCGGCTTTGTCAACAAGACATTAACCAAAGGCTGCACAGCCAATCAAGTGGTCGCAGCGTGTCAGTCGTCAATGTTTGGTGTGCCTAATGCTCACAAAGACGACTTAGAAACGGTTTATGCGCGTGGTCGTGTGCTGTCAGGTCGTGCAAGTGACGTACTCACTAAACAGACAAAGCAAGATGGGGCGCAATGGTCAATTCAAGACGGTCAAATGTTATTGCTAAAGGGCGACAATGTGCGACCAAATGCGGTATGGCTCATCAATCAATCAACAGGTATGCTAGGCAGTCCAGAGCCGACACAAGACGGTGTGAAAGTGACAACACTGCTTAACCCTGCTTACCTGATCGGCGGTGTCGCTAAGATTGATAGCGAGATATATCAAGGCGGTGTCCGTATCGAGTCGATTAGACATAGCGGTGACACGCACTCAAGCGAATGGTCAAGCGAATTAGAAGGTTTACGAGTATGACAGCAATCAATGACAAAGCTCGTGAGGTGTCAGGCGATAATTATGCAGATGGTCAGGCGCAGATTGAAAGCAAGCTCATGGACGTTCACACGGCATTACCTGCAATCATTATTAGCTTTGATGCAGACACACGCACAGTGACAGCACAGCCGACCGTACAGCGAGTATTCAGTGAAGGCGAAGGCTTATCAGGTGCGACCAATTTACCGCCTTGTGTGGACGTTCCTGTCATCTTCCCAAGTGGCGGTGGTTACGAGCTAACATTCCCTATCAGGGCAGGTGATGAGTGTTTGCTGATGTTTGCTGAGCGTTGTATTGATGGTTGGTTTGAGTCTGGACAGCCGACAGAGCCGAACGATTTTAGGCAGCACGATTTATCAGATGCTTTTGCTATCGTGGGCGTTCGCAGCCTAGCCAATAAGCAACCAGTATGGACAGGTGGCACAGAGCTACATGGTAACGGCAACCACGTAAGGATAGATGATAGCAGCGTAGAGGCTAAAACGAATAGCGGTACTTACGCAAAGCTAAACCCATCATCTATCAATATGCAAGCTGGAGGTGCTTCGTTCTCTATAAGTTCCGATGGTGTTTATTCCAGTGTGCCACTACACGCGCCCAACCTTATTACGTCAGCGTTTGATACTAATTTACACATTCACGGTGGCGTAGAGTCAGGCGGTAGCAGCACTGGTACTGGTAGATAATTGTTGAATAAGGTATAGTTGATATATGGAATATACACTAACTATACATAGGTGCAGACATGGGGTTTATTAAAAATAAAATAGGCAAACGACTTTTAATACAAAACGTTAATTATCTCAATAGATTACAAAAAGAGCAGAATCAAAAAACCATGTCTGACAGGTTTTACAAAGAAACCTATGGTTATGCAGCAATGAACTTTGCCATTAAACGCTGCGCTCTTTTAAATAATATTTATGTCGTTGTATTTGGTTTTGATGATAAATACACAGTGAGAGATTATTAAGATGAAAAAACTAATAACAGCATTAGCAATGACCGTATTATTGACAGCTTGCGGTAATGAAGAAGTAGCGACCACTGAGCAGCCAACGACTGAACCAGTAGAAGTAAAATCAGCTGCTACCGAAAAGCCAATGAAAAGCAAAGAAGCGGTCAAGGTTGAGATACTAGAAAAAGAAATGACCAACTCAGACATTCAAGAGTTAATCAGCCTAAAATTTAGATTAGAAAACGACTCGGGCAAAGAATTAGCAGGGGTTAAAGGTACGCTAGTATTTTTCGACAAGTTCAATGACGAGGTTATCAAGTTTGACTTTAGCGAAGATGCTTTAGATATGCCAGTCAAGGGTTGGAGCGAGTTCTGGTTAGACTTCCCTTATAACCAATACATTAGCAATGATGTTAAATTCATGGCAGCCGACCTTGAAGATATGACCTACGAATTTAGATACCATACGATATTGTTTGCAGACGGTACGACGCTATGAATATCAAAATAGAGGATGACGGGAAGCAAAAGTGGCAGAGCTTTACTGCTAGTGTCGATTTAGGTTTGCCGCATTTGTTTAATTCTGAAATTGAGGCTTATGGTGCTGACGAGATTGAAGCTACTGAAAACCTAAAAGCTATGATTGCTGAGATAAGAAAAGCATTGATCGATATAGATATTTAAACATTAAAAAAACAGATCAAAACAAGTCACCTTAATCGGTGGCTTTTTTTATGCCTAAAGGAAAGTGCTATGTCCACAAGACGGCTAATAAATAACGATTACAGCTTTGGCAATGGTCAAGCTGACATTATCACGGGGCTTGATGAGTGTTTGCAAAAGTGCAAAACCACGCTGATGCAATTGCGCGGTGAGTGGTTTCTCGATAGCCGTGACGGTGTGCCGTGGGGCGATGTGCTAGGGCAACGAACGGACACGCAGCTACTCACTGAAACGATTAAAAAGGCATTGCTAGGCATTGATACCGTGACAACCGTTGATGCTGTCAGCGTCGATATGGGCGAGCGTCAGGCATTGGTTATTGCAAGCATTGGCACAGTTTACGGAAATATCAACCTCACACAATCACTCAACATTCTGGAGCTAATCGAAAATGACGCAATTAACTGATACAGGATTTGAGCGCACACGGCTTATTGAACGATTGGCTGAGATACAAGGTGATGCTAGGGCAATCTTTGGTCAAGACATCGATTTGTCTAGCGACACGATGGACGGACAGCATATCAGCTTGTTTGCTGAGGCGATTGCTGACCTTGATGAATTGGCCGAGTTGGTATGGATGTCGTTTGACCCTGATTTGGCATTTGGCAACAGTTTGTCACGGCTAGTTAAGATTAACGGCATTGAGCGCAGTCAAGGCGCGTACAGCATCGTTAATTTGACCGTCACAGGTACGCCACTCGTATTGATACCCAAAGGTAGCAGCGTTAGTAATGCAAGCGGTACGGTTGAGGTTTATACCACTGAGGACGTTCGCATTGATGAGACAGGAACAGCGATAGTTGAGGCCATGCCTGATGCTATGGGTGCAATCAGTGCTAGTGCTGACACGTTGACCGTTATTAAATCACCATTATTCGGTTGGTCAAGTGTGACCAATACAGCAGCCATGACGGTTGGCAAGTTAAGAGAAACGGATCAGCAATTACGCGAACGCAGACGAGGCAGCGTATCAAAAGGCAATCGAAATATGACCGAGGCGCTGTGGGCGAAGTTGTCCGACTTGTCAGGAGTTATTGAAGTCTCAGTGCTTGAGAACGCCACGCAATACACAGACAGTCGCGGATTGCCACCCCATAGCATACACGTTGTTATATCAGGCGGTGATGAGGCGCAGATTGCACAAACTATATGGGCGAGCAAGACAGGCGGTACAGAGGTCGCAGGTACAGAGGAATACATCATCATTGATGAGGTCGGCAACGAGCAGGTAATGAAATTTAGCCGACCAATCGATGTGACAATCAAAGTTGCGGTTTATATCACACCACTAAGCGGTTATTCATTCAGCACAGCAAGCCTTATCAAAGAGGCGGTGCTTGACTATCTGAACGATGAGATTGCAGTCGGTGGTGACATCATCAATTCAGCCTTATACACGCCACTTAACGAGATTGGCGGCTTTGCAATCGACCGCATTGAGCTGGCAAAAGGCAATGAGGCACTGGCTGAGAAGTCTATCTATCTTGAATTTAACGAACGCATATCAATCAGCACTAACAATGTCGAGGTGATTTGATGGCTAACGAATTAGAGCCGTTTGACATAGTGCAGACAGGCTTATCGAGGCATGGACACCAATACGGACAGTCATTGCTATTTAGGCTATGGATAGCGAAAACCCTTAACCCATTAATCAACGTACAAGACGCTTTTTTTGAGCTGCTAGATATTGATGTGGACACGGCTGAGGGTGTGAAACTCGCGCTCATTGGTCGCATTGTTGGTGCTCCAGCCGTTGTGCCGAGTGCTGTACCGATAGCAGGGTATTTTGGCTTTGTTGACCAAGATGAATCACTGCCAATGGGTGAGCTTTACGATAAGTCATTCGGTGGTCACTGGATGGAGTTTGGGCAGCCGAGCTACAAAGACCAATTGATTGACGAGTCGATGTATAAGACCGTCATCAAGGCTCAAATACTTAAAAACAAAAGTAATTGTACGCCGCCTGAGATTATCGAGATTGCTTCAATGTTTATGGGTGATGGTGTCAAATTTAAGTATGTGGAAAAACCAATGGCGATCATTATCGCGCCTGAGCGTGATTTCACACGATACGAGATACAACTATTACGAATCATGATACCAAGGCCAATGGGCGTAGGGGTGGCGGTATTAAATGGCACTTATGATGACTTTGGGTTTAAAGACCAGCCAGACACGTTGCCGTTAGGTGATAGCGACGACCCAAGCATCGGCGGTTTTTGGTCAACAGAGCGCAAAGATATGATTGCAGTTATTGACGAACAGGATTCATGGTTATGAGTATAAATAAATTAAGCGAGTTTGCAGTTAATGGCGATAAATCCATTAGTGGACTGACGCTGACAACAGGTTTTCCAAGGCAGCAAAAGCCTTACCGACAATGGATGAATTATCTTTTCAATATGGTTACTGCAAAAACCAATCAACTTGTGGATGCAGTGAACGCGCTTGATGCAAAGATAGAGCCATTGCTAAAGCCGATTGCCGTAGGTGAGGGTTTTTTTACGGTCAATGATTACCAGTCAGCTAGCGAGGTAGCAGCAGCAAAAGGCTATGGTACTTGGCAGCGATTCGCTGAGGGTAAGACGCTTGTTGGTTATTCAGCATCAACAAGCACTTTAGATGCTTACAGAATTATGGGCAATGAGTTTGGTGAAGATACTCATACGCTAACCGTCAACGAAACCCCATCGCACAAGCACAGTCCTAGCGACCAATACAACAAGTTTGTAGCTGTTTGGGGAGACTGGACTGATGTTGACCTTGGTAAAAATACACCTGTATTTACGGGTGAGGAGGAAGACGGCGAGATAGTCGGGAAAATGCCTCTAGCAAATTGGAATAACGCAAAAGAAAAATCCATCGGTGGTGGTAAATCTCACAACAACATACAGCCATCAATCGTCGTCGCTTACTGGATAAGAACAGCCTAGGGGTAAAATATGAGTATAGAAAAACTTGAAGAATTTGCCAAAGATGGCGACAAAAACCTTGATAACTTAGATGTTAATCAAGGTTTTTTGCAATCTGAGAAGCCAGAAAGACAATGGTTTAATAAGTTGCTTTACGATATAACGAAAAAGATCAACAGCACTATCGACTTTGTAGAGTCAATTGAAGATGGTTTTTTTGATTCTGTGGATTCAGCAAGAACTAAGACACCGCCTCTAAATATATCAAGCATGATTACGCGGTCTTACTCAGACAACGGAAAGGGCGGTGCTAAATATGCAAGAAGCGATCTATCCACCGTTTCTCAATACCCAAATCAAGCATGGTTTCAAACAGCAGACGGTGCGTACTGGCTACTTGATGAGGCAGTACCAACACCTGAAATGTTTGGTGCAAAAGGTGATCTTAAATGGCAACTTGTTAAAAAAGGTGATATGGCGGGTGTCAATGCTGATACTTGCGGCCCACGTATGCTGTCGGGCACAAACGATATTGAAGCGTTCAATGCTGCAATGAAGTACGCAAAGATTAGAGGTTGTGAAAAGGTTTTAGCAGCTGGTAGCTATTACATTCGCTCATTTAACAGGCAGGGTGCAGATGGGTCTAAAAAAACATTTTCAGTTGATTTCAAGTATGACAATGCGTCTGATATCGTTGTTCACGCATACGATTCTACAGGCGCTGGAGCTGACGATCAGCACAAAATATACTTAGAGTCAGAGTATCAGGTTGTGGGAAATACAGTGGTTTTGAATGTAGCACCGTTAGCGGGTGTTATTGTTGAGGTGTGCCAAGTGTTTACCGTTTTTGGAAACTTAGAAGTTTCGGGAACTTTGTGGACACACTACGCATTACCATCGCAAGGTATCTACTCAAAAGAGAGTGGTTCTAGATATACAGCGAAGCTCACTATTGGTCAGTACAGTTACAACGGCTCTAAGCCATCAAATAATGGTCAGTACGGTGTTATATTGTGCGTCGGCTCTGGTTTTCTTCTGCCAGTTGACCATGTAGAAGTGCATAACATTAAGATTAAAAGTGAGATTATTCGAGCCGCTAGGGTGGTTAATGATACAGCCAATAATCTAGAATTTCAGGATAGTGACCCATCACAAATGTGTATAGGTATTGGGCGTATAAGAAACGTGATTTTTGAAGTTGACCCATTCGATGCAGCGACAAATGTAGCTTCTCTTATGTTGTGCCTATTCCACTGGGGCGGGAGATATACGCCACCTGGTGGAGCAGAAATACCAGATAAAGGCGCTTATCCGATTGAAAAGACTTGGCATCCTGAGTCATGTCAGTTAACCACAAGCAAGGTCATGAAAGCAGCAGACCATGGTTTTTTTAAAGGTTTTGAGCTTGCATCTACCATCAACTGCACAATTAGCGATTTTGAATGTGACGGTCTAACGCACCCATACTGGGTTGGTGTTGGCGACATAGGTGGCGCTTACGCCCAAGGTGAGCAAGTAGGCCGCGTTAACACAGGGAACAGGATTGGCTATGTAACAGGTTATAACATCAATGTTGGTACAGAAATCTATGCCGTGCTTTTTAAAGGCGAAGGCACGAGCAAGTTTGAAAAGTACACTGGCACTGATAAATTTTTACAGCGTCAAGGCGATATGGATTTAACCGTTAAAGGTCATACAATTTATTGTAATAGTGGCGATGAAGTAATACGTATGCGCGGTGTGCGTGGGCGTGTAGATATGGGTGTTTGTCGTCTATATGGTTGTCCTAGATCATTTTACATACTGTCTGGCACTGGTAATTGGGTTGCTGATATCGCTGGCTCTGACGGTGTTGTGCGCATTCAGAACCAAAAAGGCGGCACGTTATTACGCACCAATATTGACTTAGGTAACTCTAGGAATAATACGGTTAGCGACTTGTATGCAAAGGGTTATGAGGCTAAAAACTGCACGGTTTACTTGCAGGGTTCGACATACACGACAACTACCACAGCAGCAATCGCTGTTGGTGCAACTTCCATACCAATTACAGCTTTTTCGTCAACATTGGCTGCTGTTAGTCCTAACGACTTGTTAAAAATAAAATCAGGTACGGATATTATTGAAGTTCGGGCAACTGGCTATGTTGCACCTGGAGGATTGGACATCCCTTGTACACCAGTGCCAAAAGCACTTGGTACGGGTGCCGCTGTAACTTTAGACTTATCAGTTGAAATGGATTACATCAACATGACAAGTAAATCATCGGAGTATGGATTGTATTCTGAGAACGCAGTGATTAAGCGTTTGGATTTTAGTCAGATGGGTTGGTCTGGTCGTCATAGTGCTAGGATGTATAACACTAGAGCAACTATCATTGGGCGCTTGCCATCGTCTGACTCAAGACGAATTAGTACAGCGAGCGATCAAGCGATATGGGCTGATAGCAAATGCCGATTAATTGGATTAAATCTAGAAATTCCGTCAGGGAGTGATGGTGACGAGGCTGTATTCTTACAGGCTGAATCAGGCAACGGAGCTACCCTGACTTTAGTCGGGGGCGTCGTAGGAAATGTAAATACACTATCCCCTAGTGCTGCCTACCCAATCAATCAAATCAACTTTAGCGGTACGGTTGATAATGATGGTCAAATACTTAAACCTATTGGACGTAGTGGTACAAACGCTAATGGCTCATGGGTGAAGTACTTAGATGGTTCTATGGAATGTTGGGCGCGTAACGTGACGATAGGTGCAACACAGCCGTACACTTGGACATTCCCTGTATCTTTTTCCGACACGGCGAGTATTTATGTAAATGCTACAGCGACAAGCATGACAACATCTAGAGTGGGGGCTGCTATATCAACATCTATAACACAAGCCACTATCACGATATCGGATAATACAGCTACAACAAGCGGCAGTCCTTCATCGTCAGTGGCAGGTATGAGTTTGTATGCTAAGGGGTTTTGGAGGTAGAGCTTTCAAAATCCTTGATATGTAGTGCTTCGCCATGAAAAATTAGTTAATATGGCGTTACGCTACATATCCACTTAAAGGTAAGTCAATGAATATGCAACTGTCAGATACGCATTATTTACATCTAAAGCCAACATCCAGCAAGCTTTTGATAATTCTTAGTGCCACAGGAACAAAGGCTGGCAGATTTAATCTATGGGGTCTGAGGGATAAGATACCGCACAACATACTTTTCTTACGAGTTGCAGAAAACGACTGGTATCAGAATGGGGTGTCAGGCTTAGCCAATAGTCATGAGGGCACTATTTCCGCGATAAAATCCATAGTTTCTAAGAACGATATTAAGGAGGTTTACACTTGTGGTTCTAGCATGGGTGGTTGGGCGGCAATATTTTACGGCGCGGAGTTGAATTGCAATGCTCTAGCATTTAGCCCAGAAATTTTACTAAAGTTACCACACAGTCGTTCGGCTAAAATGATGCCGGTAGAAACCACTGTTAGGTTTCATGATATAAGAAACAAGATTGAAGGAAGCAAGTCTTTATTTTATATATACACAGGAGAACGCGACCCAGTTGACTTATATTGCGCCGATTTAGTAAAAGATTTCGAAAATGTTGAAGTAACAACTTTTCCTAATGACGAACATACGGTATTAAGGACGCTGGTTTCTAACGGCCAGTTTTTACCTATGTTGTGGCTATTTATGTCGGGCAGCAAGATAAATAAACAGAAAGATGCAGGTAGGGCTTTGAACTACGAGGGTTTTGCAGAAAATTATTATTTTGGTTGGTCTGCATATCAAAGCAAAGATAATGATAATGCAAGAGCGTTTCTTGAGATAGCCCTATCCAAATATGCTGCTGCCTCTCATGCTCAATATATTATGGGTAGTTTGTTGTATCGACATAAAGACTTTAGCAAAGGCAAAGATTATATGTTGATGGCCTTGGCTTTGCGTCCAGACATTCCAGAACATCATGTTGGTGTTGCTCAATACTTTAGAAGAATTGGGCTGCTAGATGATGCTATTAGGATGCACTTGGATATTCAGAGCCGGTGGCCTGAATCTTACCAATCAAGATATGAGTTAGCTATGATTTATATTGAGATCGATGATAAACAACAGGCTATTTCGCAGCTAAAAGAAGTTGTTAGACTACAACCCAAACGGAAAGCTTATAAAGACGCTTTGAGTAAGTTGCAGTAGGTTCTTAATATTTTTAAACAAAGCCCCTTAATCGGGGTTTTTTTATATCTAAATTTTGAGGGGGGCGTTATGCCTAACAATCAATGCGGCTTGATAAGTCGCTATTTTTTTAAGTTTAGCAAGCTGATAGATTGGATATTCCCGACAGCAAATAGCGTAAGGCCAGTTGAGGTTGCAAACGTCGGTATGCTGTGGTCATTCTCGATCATCTTCATTATTGGCGCGGCTGATATTATCTTGCAGTACCCATATCGCGGCTTTACTTACGTGTCCTCGATATGGGTATGGATAGCCATGTTCATTCTTGGCACTGGCTGTTGGTTCGCGCTCGTTAAGAAGTCTTTACGCTCAGATAGGCGGTCAGCAATAGGGCTAGCATTGTCGTCAGTGGTCTTTATATCGCTGTCAGGCATCTTTGCTAGTGATTACCCTCCATTATCTACAGCGGTGCCTATCTACTTCTTACACGGCATTATGTGCTTAATGGCATCAGTTAAAAGAATGAAAACAGTGCGAGTCATAGCAGACGAATTAGCCAATGAGGGGTAAAGGTGGAAATTGTAAATTTACTTTTACAGTCGCCTTTACTTCAAATATTGGCGGCTATATGCGGCTGCCTAATCGGATCGCTAGCTATGAATCCAGTCGAGCGTTACGGCATTAGAATAGCAATCTTGTTCACAATGCTGTCAATGCTCGTCGCTAGCGCACTATCTGAATATCTAGCTGTAACTAAAGAAATGGAGTTTGTCACAGTCCATGCTGCCATTGGTGGCGGCATTGGTCTAACTGGTCAGTTTTTAATTGAGGAAATCAAACAAAGCGCACCAAAGTTTTTTAAATCACTGCTCAATATCTTAACGTCAACACTTATAGATAACATCGTTGAAACTATCGTGATGTTCTTTGACGGGGTTAAGCGCAGGATTAAAAAATGGTTGCCGAAATAACTTAGCCGCTTAATTGCGGTTTTTTTTGGGGATAAAAATGAGTAAATCACATATAACACAGGCGCAAACAGCATTGGCTGCTGCTGGATTTTACAACGACAAGCTAATTGACGGTGACTTCGGTAAAGACTCACTAGCAGCCGTCCTGAAATCATTAGATAGTATAGATAACGCAGTAACAGCACTTACAGATACTAAAATTCCACCACTTAGCGACAATGGTAAATACAAGTTAAGCGCCACATCACTAAAGCGACTAGCACCAATCCACGCTGATTTGCAAAAAGTGGTCAATCGCGCTATTCAAATTACAACGGTTGACTTTACGGTTGGCGAAGGTATGCGAACACTTGCAAGGCAAAAAGAGCTAGTCGCTAAAGGTGCTAGTAAGACCATGAATAGCCGCCACCTAACAGGTCATGCCGTGGACTTAATCGCACTTGATGAAGATGGTCAAGTTACATGGGATTGGGATTATTACCATCCATTAGCTGACGCCATAAAGCAAGCAGCTAAAGAGGTTGGTGTTAGTATTGAATGGGGCGGAGATTGGAAAACATTTAAGGATGGCCCTCATTATCAGCTACCTTGGTCAAGTTATCCAAAGTAGCATTCGAATAGGTTTACCCTGTGCCCTGTCATTAATTTGGCAGGGCGTTTTTTGTGTCTAGGTTTTGAGAAGCAAAGCAGCTTGTCACTCGGAATAGTGGGTTTTTGAGAAGCTAGGTTTTGGCAAAGTTTCGTACCATATTCGTACCATGAACCAAAACAAAAAACCTGAAAGCGTTTGTCTGTAAAGCTTTAACGTGATTGGTTGATACTATCGATCATAGGAGCTACTGATAGTCGCTTATCTCTCATTAAATCAATCATTTAGCGTCAAAGCCTTACTGTGTATAGT